GCCATCATTGGTTTCAAAAACATAAGTTTCATCCAACATACGGTCAAACATTGCGTTTACCAAATCTTGTTCCATTTCAGCATAGATGGGTATAACAGGTTTGCCATGACCAGAATCAAGTAAAAATTTTTCAATAATAATAACAGCCATATAAACTATCACATCTGAATTTTTAACATACTCTTTTCTGGAATTAATATGATTAACAACAATTGGCAACACTGTGCGACCAAACCAATAATTTCGCTCAACTTTCAAATACTTCCGACCGGGCATAGTAAATCTAAAATTATCATATAATTTAGAAAGGGTTGCGAATAAATTATCATAAACAACACTCATAGTTGGTTTATGCAATAAGTATTTATGATTGCTAAGCTTTTGCCAATCAGGAAAATCTTCATCAAAGAAGACAGAATAAAATTTTTTCTCAATTTGCTGTTGGCAATTATATAAGTAAGTAGTAGTATCAAAGGCACCACAAGTAAAATAATAAAAGGCCGGCGAAGTAAATCTTGAATACACAAATAAATTCTTCATATAAATAAATTCCCAATGTTCAGTATTAACTGGAGAAAATGTAATATAATCTTTCAACTTCATTTGATCTAAACTATCATTAATTTTAACTACATTATTTTGATCATTCACCAACACTTCTGGTTTAACATCTTCCATTTCAATGACCTTCTCAGGTTCCTCCTTTTCATTCTCTGTCACTTGTACTTTCTCCTTAACAGGATCAATCACAGACATAGGTTCAAGGGGTGGAATCTTAAATACGTTTTCCAACGTTGATTCATGTAAGTCAATATTAGGAAATGGTCTTTGATCAAACAAATCGCTACTTCGGTTTTCAAGCCTCAAAACTGGTAAGGAATCGAGCTTGAAGATTTTTGTAACAGTATCAATTATCGGCTGTACTACTGTAACCAAAGTACGACACATGAGTTCAAAAAACACATCGGTAACGAACTGCATGGATTTTATATTGTTAAACAACCTTTT